GGGGCCATGGTCGAAGACCCCAATCGAGTCGATGAGCGCAAACTCATGGGGTTTATCGGCGACAACAAGATCCCGTATATGACCCTACCTGATTACTGTTGGCGAGGTGATCTCAAGACCAAATGGTCTAAGGTCAGCAAGACGACTAAGACCGGATGGGCTCAGAACTCACTACCCAGCAAGCTATCGGGCATGTGGGAGCAGGCTAACGTGAGCCAGGTGGCAGGCTTCAGAGCACTCAATGGGGGCATGCCATGCTGGTTGCTGTACGTGAACAAGTCTGACTACCGACTGTTTACCCAGTACAACTGCGACGAACTCACACCTGATTACCTAGACGATGTGATCAGAGAGACCGAGCGGCAGAACTTAGTGACCGAGAAGATGCTAACGCTAGCGGACAGCACCTCGGATTTGCTTGACCTGGTCAGCCCCGAGTGGGATGACTTGTGCTGGCAGGAACCCCCAGGCTACTTAGAGGAGGCCAGAAAGATATGGAGATGAGTGAACAGGTTAATCACCTGGCGAAAGCGCTATCCAAGGCGCAGGGTGAAATGGGTGGCGCAGTCAAGGACTCCAGCAATCCATTCTTTAAATCAAACTATGCGGATCTTAGCTCTGTCATCGAGGCCATCAAAGACTCATTCGCTGCCAATGGTCTCAGCTACACGCAGTTTCCTGTACGTGAGGAGAACTCTGCCGGCGTAGAAACCATACTGATGCACGAGTCTGGTCAGTGGATTAAGTCAAGCTACACGCTGCCGCTGTCAAAGTTTGATGCACAGTCAGCAGGCTCATGCTTAACGTACGCAAGACGGTACGCTTTGCAGGCCATTGCAGGCATACCAGCAGTCGATGACGATGGTAACGATGCAACAGCAGCAGCACCGCCTGCTTACACTCCAGCGTCAAAGCCAGCTCAACCAAAGAAGGTAGCACCGGCACAGCAGGCAAAGCCCGCTAACTTGACACAGCAGGCTGATAGCAAGTCAGTGACTATCAATGGTAAGAAGTATCACCCGATGGATACCTGCAACGAGATCAATGCTTGCGCTACCGACATGGAGCTTGAGGGCTGGATTGCCAATAACCGCGATGCATTGAACCAAGTAGCCGATAAGAATCCAGAGCTTAACGGCATCATCAAGAGCGCTGTACAGCAGCGCAAACAACAACTCGCAGACGACATACCTTTCTAGGAGGCAATATGAGCAACAAACCGCACATGGGTAATTCTAAGATTACCTTTAAGAACAACATTAGCGCCACGGCAAACAATATCCCCGTGGAATATCAGGCATCCGCCTGGATCACCTTCAACAACGGATGGGATGATGCAGCCAACAGGCCATACCCACTGACACCCCAGCAAGAGGCCGCTGTGCAGCAGCTCTATCAGCAGCTAGTCCAATCAGGCGCTCAGATGCAGCTGACCATCAAGCAAAAGGTCGGCCAGGACAGCCGAGCATGGCCTGTCGCTGGGCGCATGAATCTGTTTGTTAACAAGCCCGATGGGGGGCAGCAGCAGCAGGCACCCCAACAGGCGTCAACAGGAGGGCATGATGCATGGTGAACTCCTTACAATCAGTGACTTGGCGACTTATCTTTTTGGCGAAAGGTCTGAAAGAAACTATAAAAGGGCTTTACGAATGGTGCAGTCAGGCCATATCCCGCATATCAGGACGGGAGGCAGGATCTACGTCTCCCGAAGCCAGCTCGAGAGCCTTCTTAGAACTGAGCCTGCATCAGATGGGGACTAGCTTTACCACAGCTAGAGAGGGTGATTGGTGGATTCTCGAAGCAGATGGTCCTATACGCAAGTTGATCATTATGTCTACCGATCACCGTATGGCACTGTGCAAGCTAGTCGATGACATGGAAGCCCAAGCAAGGGAGTATGCTGAAAGTCAGTACATCCCCGAGTGGTGGGATACCGAAATCGAGGACTATCGGCATTGAGTCCACGCCGTAAGGTTCCCGACGGTAGTGATGTCTGGCAGCGGATTGTCGAGTCCAAAATCTGGACACTTAATCGGCTAACGGATGCCGACCTGGTAGCAGCGTTGCGCTTGCCAGCTAAAGAGATCACTCGCGGCCTAGATTGGGCATACGAGCAAGACTTGATTGGCTACACGCGCAATAGGGATGGCGATGTCATGTGGCATCGTCGCTTACCCAGAAAGGCAATGCTCCGTCGGGACTTATTCGGCAAAGAGGATTATTGCTTAGATTGTGATGGCATCGGATACCACAAGGAGGGATGCGTTCATGCCACGTAGTTTTAGAACCCGAAAGAATGGTCGCTTTGACGGCCTTGCAGTAAGAAGCTACACCGATATCGCCGAAGAACTCGGCATCACAAAGGATCAAGTCTATTGGGCAGAGAAGACAGCGCTCAAGAAGCTTGAAAAACAACTAGGACATTGGGGCGAGGTGCTTAAATATGTTGAACAACCTGAACGATTTGGACATGGTGAGGGACGCTATAAGATCGCGGAAGATTGGGATCAGAGGTGACTGTCCGACCTGCAAAGATGTTGCCGGAATCAATGAGGAGCTTATTCTATTGCTCGAGCAGATAGCTAACAGGCAGCACATCGGTGATGCGTCTGACCTAGCTAAACGAGCGCTAGATATCCTACTTACTTACCCTTAGGTTTTTTCTTTTTGCCTTTGCCGTACATTATGCTTTCGCCTTGTTGCGTTTGCTGATTGCGGCAGCTTTTCTTTTAGCATCCGCTTTTGAACTGGCACCCCATGCTCTCAATGCTAGCAGCAGTCGTGTGGGTCTGCCCTTACTATCACGCTCAGGACCAGGCATACCACCCATGCGAGCCAGAAAGCTAGCGCGTCGAGGGTTATCACCTGATTTTACGGGTCGCTTGAGATTCATGCCTTGACGCCTAGCTGACCGTCGGCCAGCTTCATTCAAGCCGCCTTTAGGGTTCTTGCCTTCCTTGCGCTGCCATGCGGGGGTTTTAGCCACGTCTTACCTTTCCGCTGGTTGCTGCTTTTTCAGAGCCTTTTGGTCCTGCAATCTTGGTAAGGGTGCCATAGACATAGGCATCTCTCTTCTTGCCCTTGAGACCCATCTTTTTAGCCCTAGCCATCAGGCTACGTTCAAGCTGTTCTGGCATATTTCTCTCGCTTCCAGGTTAGATACTCTGCTGCTTCCTCAAGGTCAGCAAAGCAAGTCAATAACGAGGCCGGCGTCTTGGCTTGAGGATCGATGACAACGCCAATCGCATGGCCGTATTGTTGTTCATCATATCCCTTAGTCAGCGCGTAATCATCAAAAAATTTGTAGCCTCGTGCCCTAGCCAACCAGGGGCAGGTATCGATCTCAGGTAGCTCAACCTGGGCAAGCGCCCAGTTATGCCGATGCCCAGCAATGTAGAGATGAGCCGTCGATAAGAACTTGGCTGCCTTCATCTGCGCGTGCAGCGGGTTCCATTGCGAATGGCCTGGCATATCGTGAGCCATGTGGATACGGCACTCTTTACCATTGCTGAACTGTAGCTGCACCCTAGCAGACCACTTCTCGTAAAGATGATGCGGTGCCTTCATCCATTGCACTGGGTCGCCAGAGCCAGACCACATATCATGGTTACCGGCAATCAGTAACAGCGGGTCCATCTCCTCGATGAGCCATTCAACTAACTGCCATCCTTGTGCGGCTGTTGTTTCTTGCTCCGCATAAAGCCTAGAAAGTCTTCCAACCCAGTTATTGATTTCGTCCCCGAGCGAGCAGCCTCGCATGCCGCGAGTATTCTTAATGATGTCAAGATGATGGCGTAAGGTAGCCCAATCGCAACCAGAGTCATCAATATGAGGGTCACCCAGAAAAGCAAGCCCAATAGGTTTGTCAGTGTCAACCTTAACATTGATCCATCTCCTGGCTTCTTTAGCTCGTTTGCGACGTTCAAACCCTCGGGTCATCCGGTCTATCAGCTCTTCGGTGGGTACTTCTTCGGTGGGTAGGTCAGGAATCTCGTAGGTATCCTCAGTGTCCTGAGCATCTCTTGCCTCTTCGAATTTCCTGACTCTTTTGGAGACGGTGTTTTTGTCAATGCCCAGCTCTTCAGCTGCTTTGCGAAAACTTCCTGCTGCCTTGTAAACTTCGTAGGCTTCTATTAACTCTTCTTCACTGTATTGCGGTGCCATAGTATCACCTTAGTCTTGCCACGCCCCTGTTCTGAGCTGCTCTACTAACTCCAGCCCACGTAATCCAACTTGGCTAAACCACTTGCTATCCATTAACTCGTCAGCCGCACGATCCCAGTTGCCCTTCTCTGTGGCATCTAGCATGTTCTCAAACAGCGATAGCCTGGGCCATCCCAGGTTAAAGCATAGATTGACCATGACCGCTTTGCGAGCTTCGCACAGCTCATTCCACCAAGGAGCGTTTCTGTTTAGCTCGTCAACCACCACCTCGATGTCATTTTCTAGCAGCATCTCTACTTCGATAGTCGATAGTCCTCGACCATGAGTGAGCAACCGACCCACGCCAATCGTAGGGTGGCCTTGGAGTCTGTAACCTTGCGTGACTTCCCTGCCGTTAGCGTCGTCATAAACATACAGGCGCAAGCCTTCATGCCGCTTTAGCTGCTCGATCAGTTTTTGAATATTCATGATTTTTTGTTCTTGCTCAGCAGGTCTTTATCAGCCTTGCGAGCGCCCCCTTTACCACTTACAAAGGATTTTACACGACCCATAGCCCACTGGTGTGCCGAAACTTTAGGCCGGCTGCCGCTGGAGTAGTAAGCCCCGAGGCCGCGCTTGTAAACTTTCTTTAGAATGCTGGGGCTGAAGCCCCCAGTGCTAGTGCCTTTGAACTCAGCCACGACTACGCTCCCGTGATATTCGATCCATTTCTGCTTTAGTCAGTAAGCCTTTGCGATAACGCTCTGCGGTGCGCTTGATCTCTTTACGTCTTGCTTCGGGATCTTTAGCGCCTTTGGTGTACTTGACCGGCACGCCGTCTTTCTTGGCTACCGGCTTAAACTTACGCATCGTGCTCTGTCTCATCGAGTGACGCCTTTCATTTTTTCATAGGTGCGAAGACCCGCCATGCCCAACATTGCGAAGGTCATCTCAAGCAGGATATCAGTATTTATCTGTGGTAGTACAGGCCAGCCTAGAATGCCGCCTAGCCAAGATAAAATAGGATAACCCAGAAAGGTATAACAAAAGCCAGCAGCACATGACCAACCGATAGCAGGACGCCATCCGGCAACCCAGACGCTACGGTGTTGTGCTTCTGTTTTATTGGTTTCGATTTGCGCCAAGTTTGCCTGAGTAGCGGCATCGACCAGGCGCGCGTTGATTTGATCTCTAGCTTTCTGTGCAGCATCTCTATCCGGTATATAGTCATCGAGGATTTTAAGTGCATCAGGTAGCAGTGCCGCTAAAAGCTGGATCATAGCTATACCTTGAGGTAGTAAGTCACTAACCCAATCATCGACGATATAAGAATCCAGACAAAGCGTTCGGCTACTCTGACGCTTTGCGCATTATATCCGACAATAGATTTCAGTTGATCGATGTCCGACTCTTGCTCATCAAGACGGTACTCAAGACGATCAGTGCGCGCCTGGCTGGCAACGATCTTTTCATCAACTCGAGCGATCATGGTCATGGCTTCAGCTAGTTTATCTAGCTTGCCTTCGATCCTGTTAAGTCGTACCGCTTGATCGTCCATATCATCGAATCGGAGTAGTAGTGCCATGGCCCCGGCCAATCAGTCCCAGGCGTACTTTGCAGGTGCCTGAACCAAAGTCGCCCGTCTTGACGCCAATTTTATACCGAATGGCTTCTGGCTCATAGCCATACGTCTCAATATCCGATGAAAAGGTATCAACATCTTTATATACCTTTAAGTCTACGCCTGATTGACGCTGAACTGTAACGATAGTGCCGCCAGCGATACCAGTGATAGAAAGGTTAAAGTAACCCTGTATGACTAAATTATCGCTGAATGTGTTCTCGGCTGTAATGGTCTTTAATACTTCGCTTGACATGGTTTAATCCTCATAAACTAATTGTTCGCCGCTCATTTTCTCAAGCACACGTATGGCCTTCAACATATCTACGTTAATGCGCTTGCCATCTTTCTCTGAATAATAAGACCATGCCATATCTTCGGACGGCCCTTCTGGAATCAACTCAAAGTTGTGAGGTGAAAGCGTAGTGACGTTACCTGCCTCATCTCTTACTTTTAACTCGGAGCTTGCCGATACATCTTCAGCATAAAGAACAATGCCGTTTGTTACGCTTGCGCTTGGTGCGGCACCATTGAACATCACCAAATTACCAGATGACGATGTTGGTATTTGAGTACCGCCAAGCAATATGTTCCCAGAATAATCTACTCTAAAGGCTTCGTATGGTGCAGAAGCACCAGAATTAGACACCTCAAAACCCATGCTGATTAGGTTTGAATAGTCTGACTCTTGAATCGACGTAATTCTAACTGCCTTGTCTGAGTCTCCAGATTGCTGAATTCTAATTCCAGACTTAAATCCTGTTCCTCCAAGCCCAGCAGTATTAGACATGAAATTTGCAATATCTATATCTGAAGAGCTGTTTACGCTAGATCTATCAAAAACGTGCAATGTTTGTGTGGGGGTATCTTGCCTAATGCCAACACGATTATTTGCAGAATCCACAACAAGCGTATCTGAATCAACAATCAAATCGTTTTCAATTGTTACGTCATTAAATTCTGGATTTCTTCCAAAAATCCCACCTAAGTGTTTAATAGTCATAATCAATACCTATATCAAATTTGCGTAAGCTGAAGATGCGCCAGCGCTTGCGGTTACTACCGATCCAGAAGAATAATACCGACCGCTTCTTTCCCAAAAATAAACAGCACACGAATTGTTTTTACCCAAAACGAAACCTTCTCTAGTTTCGCCTATTTTTTGCGTTTCGGTTGAAGCGCCGCTAGATGGGCCTAGCTCTCCAACAATCCTTACCTTGTCAAGGCTTCTGCCAATGTAATTTCTGTAAGGCTCAAAATATCCATGTTGATCTATGCAGTCATATAAATCAGCATCTAAATAAAACCATCCCTGACTGCCGTGGTAACCATCAGCCATGCTATAAATTATAGGCTTTTTAGTAACAGCCCTCGCGGCAGTAGCAAGTGCGTCCATAAGTGTTGCGTGTTGCTCATATGTATATGTTGTCGATGAGTCATCAGACAGCATATATGCCGCCTCATTTACTAAGTCATAAGCCTTGACGCTTTCAAAGTCATCAATTAAATCGATTAAATCTTCGAGTGCACTTACATAACCATCTCTTTTGGATGAGTTTGTTTGTGCATCGTGATCCATAGTGTACGAAAAGCTCGCCTGATATTGAGGGCCAAAAACACAAACAACGGCAGACAGACCAAGTACATTGCAAGCAATAAAAAATCGCTTTAAATTTTTTGTGCAATTTTCAGTAAAGCTACCACTATAAATATCAGACGATTTATTCATTCCCGCATCTAAATGCAGTTGAATCCTTACGCCAGACGCCTTATAAAATTCCGCTTGGTTCTTTAAGTCTTGTTGGATTTCAGCAAATGTAAGTGAATTATTAAGCCAAGATATTTGGTTTTGAATTGATTGCTTGCTTACTCCTTTTAACGGCAATCCAAAAGATCCGTTTGCTTTGTAATTTACAATCTCATTTTTTTCGATGATGTCTAAATGATAAATCTTTACATCACCCTTGTTTGTTGTTGGAGAAAAGTCTGCCGTTTCTACTGCAAATTGAAACTTAGCCGCAGAGGTGTTTATTAATGATTGAGGCACATACGCTACTGCATAAACAATTTTATCAGTAGGGATAGATTGATCCTCTGCGCCAGAGCCATACCAATTTATCCTTGTTGTTGAAAGATATGAGCTTCCAGAGTCCTTGTACTCAACAATAAGTCTTGGAATATGTCTTCCGTTATAGCCAACTCTAATATAAAAGCCTTCTGTATTTGTAATATCTATTTCATTCGATCTGCTGGTGTTGGCTGAATCTAATAGATAATAGGTGCCAAATGAGTCACTGCTGGTTGATGAATTGCTCATAGATGTCAATTCATTGTTTGCTATATTGATATCAATCATCTGCGGAGCAGACATCAATCCAGTTTGCGGAGTTTTTTGAATGAAAGAAATTTCATCTGGAGTTGTGCCATTGCTTGAAAATGGAACTCCCGAAATACAATCTGTAATAGAAAATGCGCCATCGGCAACAATTGGCTTTTTACTCAAAACAATTGGAGTATTAACCTTAAAGGAGCCATCAAAAAATAATTGTTTACCAGTATTGTTTGCGTTTTGAATGGCAGTTGTATCATCCGTGACGCCATCACCTTTAGCCCCATAATCTTTGACGTTTACAGCAGAAACTATGTTTTCCAGCATTCTGCTATGTGCTTTCGTTAATGCCATATCAGCCTCTCAGTTTTGCCATTACCATCTTAATGGCGACAGTAGTAGGGATGAATCTCCAATCGTGGAACTGATGTCCTAGCTGTTCCATCTGATTTCTTCTTT